AGAGGTGTACTGCCAGTTCACGATGACCTTCAGCGAGGCGAACAACGAGAGCCGCGAGGGTGGCGGCGATTACTGGGCTGACGGCGAGTGGGTGTCGCAATCCCCGAAGCCGGGCTAGCGGTCAGGCGCAGGCCGCCGCGAGCGCGTCGTCCTCGGGCAGGTGCAGCACGACGCGCACCGGGGGCGTCGTATCAGCGTGGAACGAGGAGAGTCCGCACTGCCAGCGGGGGTCGGACAGGATCGCGGCCAGCTGCTTGCGGAGTACGCCAGCAGCGTCGGGATCGTCGTCAGGGATACGACCCGCGGCAACCAGGGACCAGAGTGCCACGGGTCTAGATTCTACCGGGCCAGGTGGCGGCGTACTTCCCTGCGCGGGCGTCCGGTCACCGCTGCCGTGGTGCGCTCGACGAGTCCTTCCATCTGCTCCCACGGCAGCACGTCGCGGGGCTGCCAGGTCAGGGTGACCTCCTGGCCGCTGCGGGTCTTCACGGTCTTCGTCAGCGGCCAGGGCGTTATCAGCGCAACTCCTAGCGCGGCTAGCCTCAATTCGCCACCCCGATGTGCAAGCCAGGCATTCCGCGCACGATCCGCGCAGGGGTCGTGTTGTCCACGGCTCCGGGGGCGGCCAGTTCGATCTGCCCTTGCGCCAGCAGGCTGAGCGTGGATGCTTTGCTCGGGTCCAGCGGGGCAACGCACCCGCGCGGGAATTTCCACGACGCGATAGCCGAGGACAGTTCCAGGCCATCAACGAGGGCGGTGTAGAGCAGGGGGGCGGCCATGGCTACAGCCCTCCGGTTCCGCAGGCGCCGCACAGACCCTTATGGACGCGGGCCTTCGGATGCGGGCAGTCGGCGCGCTCCGGCCTTTCGAGCGGCGGCGTGAAGACAGGATCCGGTGGCGGGAACGGCCTCGATGTGCGTCTGCGGTCGGCGCGCTCGATCTCGCGGATGTCCTCCAGCGGCTTCGCGTCCGGGCGGGACCACGGCGCATCGGCGGGAGCGGGCAGAGGTATACCGCTAGGGTGCGCCAGCCAGAGGCTCAGCGCCGCGTCCAGGGCGGCCGAGCGGGACATATCACCGCGCATGGCGTCAAGGCGCTCGATTGTCTCGGCGCTGGCTTTGAAGCTGAGGGTCTCGCTCTTGCCAGTCTGGGTTTTGGGGCGCGGCACCATGCCAGTATACCAACGTTTCCGCAGGCAGTAGGGGTATACTTGAATCATGACAACCCCTGAGCCAGAGGCCATCCCGTGCCGGTCACGGACAATCCTGCACATGCACGCCGACGAGGACACGACGGTGGTCGTGGACCACGTCTACGAGCCCGAGGGAACCGGAACCTGCGAGGACTGCGGCAAGCCCGCGCATGACCCCGGCATGGTCGGCCTCACCCTGGCCGGCGAGGAAGAGTCGGTGAGCGCGCTCATGGAGCCGTCGCAGGCTCTCGTTCTCGCCGAGCGTCTTCAGCGTGCCGCGTCGCTCGTGCTGGAGTCCCAGGAGGACGCGCCGGACATGGAACGCGAGGCCGCGAGGTATACCGCGGCGGCCGGGAGGCCTGAGTGAGTGCCGTGGCACCCCGCGATGCCTTAGCCGCAGCGACCCGGCGGGTCATCGAGGACCACGCTGAGTGGGACTCGCCGCACAGCTTCCAGACGCTGCACTGGGACGGGGAGAAGATCCGCACGCAGACGTACTGCTGCATCATGCCTGACGTCGATCCGCTCCAGTACACGGACCTGATGTCGAAGTCGGCCCGCGAGCAGGTCGAGAAGGACCCGGACGACCCGGCGTGCGCCTACCTGCTCCAGATCGAGTGCTTCGGCGTCACGGAACCCGGTCCGGACGCCACCGAGGCCGAGAAGCTCCAGTACCACGCTGACCGGATCGGGCGCACCTTCCACAAGCGGGATGACGCCGTAGAGTCCGCCGTCGCCTGGTGCGCTGACGTGCACGGCCGGGTGTGGACCGCGGCCAAGGTCCGGGGCCGCGACGGGATCACCGAGAAGTTCTACGCGCCGGGACGTTCACCGGGCGGCCACATGATCAGGGGCCTGCTCAGCGTCGCCTACGCCACGGGGATGCTGGCCTGGGGGCTGCCCGGTCCGCAGGGACCGATGAACTGATGGGCGGCGGCGAGAGCGTGCTGATACTGGAGATGCACATCCCCAGTGGGCCGCCGCGGCGGGCGCTCCTGGGACCCGGCGACCAGGAAGGCAGCATCAGCCATAACGCGCCAGACGGGCGGCGTGACGTGATCATGTTCGCCTGCCACGGTGACTACTCGGTGATCAGGCGCTCAGCGGCCGGGGCTGACTACGAGGCGGGGCGGGATCGCGTCATCCTCACGGACGGCACGGAGGAACTGGCGCGGCTCGGCCCCGGTGAGAGCTTCGTGATGGACGTCGTCTCGGACAGCGGGATCGCCTACCGGGTCCGCTGGTCGCACTCCCGGTCGCCGGCCATCACGTGCCCGGCCTGCGGCATGACGAGCTATCAGCCGCAGGACATCGAGAACGGGTACTGCGGCAACTGCCATGCGTATACCTCCGGCCGCTGACCAGGTATACCGGTTATACCCCTACCCCCAGGAGCGCACGTTCCGCCGGGTCGGCCGCTGGTCGTCCTCGGCCGGGGCGAAACTGTCCAGGGACCACGCCTCGTCGCGCTCAGGCTGGCCCAGCCGCCTGCGCAGCCGGTCGGATGGTGACGCGCCGATCCGCTCCAGTTCCGCGGACGCCGACCAGTTGCGGGCGTTGGCCTGATGCTGGGTGGAATGCGGGAAGAATGCCTGCACGCACGCAGTCCCGTCGTCCGGGCTGCGGCCGAGGCGCTTGACGATGTCCTCGCGGCTCTCCACCTGGATCTTCCCGCCCGACAGCACCTTCCACTGCGGCGCGGACAGGTCGCCCAGGAGCATCTCGTCATCGGGCAGGCAGATGTCCGAGTCGCCGGCGGGGTCCAGCATCTCGCGCATGCCCCACCACGCCGCGGTCCGCTTGTTGAGGTAGGCAAGCTCGCCCGTTTTATCCCTGCGCTTCGTGCTCTCAGAGGCGTTGAACGCCTCCACCGCGTAGCCCTGCTCGCGGAGCTGGTCCACGACGCCGGCGCCGACCCCGATCACGTCCACGACGGGCGTGCGCGGCCAGTCCTCGCCTTCCATGATGCCGACCACGCGGCCAGTCGTCTGCGTAGTGGCTTCCTTCACCGACCGGCGCAGCTCGGTCAGCACGCGGCCGTTGCGGACCGCCAGGACCGTCTTGTCCTTGCCTTCCCTGGCCACGTCCACGCCGACCGTCCGCGGGAAGCCGCCGTCCGGCTTGCCGGCCAGTTCCCACTCGTGCCAGCGGGCTACCGCAGCCTCAGCCCACGCCAGCGGGATGACGGAGTCCTCATCGCCTGCGTGGAACTCGCCCAGTACGCGGTTGACGTAGATCGCGGACGTCTCGCCCCACTGGAGCGCCCGCTGCTCAGCCCAGGTGCGGCTGACCCTCCCCGCCGCGATAGCGCGGTCAAGCGTGACGTGAACCGGATGCCAGTCCTCGTACCCAGCGCGGCGTGTGCAGATGTCGTAGAACCGCCCGGCTGGAGAGCCGGGGGTGGACAGCGCCAGCGCCAGGGCTTCTCCTGTGCCGGAGAACGCGCCCTCGCAGGCGTCGAATGTGTTCGCCGGGATGGCCTTGGACTCGTCGTAGACGAACATCAGCGAGTCAGCGTGCGCGCCTTCGATCAGGGCCGCATTCGCGGACGCACCGGCGAACGCGGCGCCGTGAGCGAGCTTGAGGTTGAGGTTCTGGAGCTCGTTCGCCCGCGAGAACGGCCGGCCGTCGCGAACTCTGTCCCAGCGGATGCGCCCGGCCCACTTGTGGATCTCCGGCCAGGTGTAGGAGGTCAGCTGATGCCATGACCCGGCGGTCGTGACGACCTTCCAGTCCACGCCCGCCGCATCACGGGTCAGCGCGAACCACAGGACCGTGATCGCGGCGACGGTGGTCTTGCCCAGCCCGTGGCACCCGCGGACCGCTTCCCGCTTGCGGGACGGCAATTCCCCGATGACTTCCTGCTGGTACTCCGTCAGCCCGTCGTTATCCGGCCACCGGATGCAGTCCGCGGCGAACGCCAGCGGGTCGTCGTAGTATCGCGCCACCCCCTTCTTGATCCGCGACGCCCGCTGCTGAAGTTCACGCAGGTAGCGCAGGCGGTCAAGCGGTGCCTGAATCTGCGGGGTCGTTGACGGCAAGCTCGGCTTCCAGTTCCGCGATCCGGGCCTCGATAGCCTCGGGAGTGATGATCTCGACGCGGGACCGCGACGGGGCGCCATAGCCGATGATCTTGTCGCGGCGCTCCAGCAGCGAGCGGATGCGGTCTATCGCGGCCAGCAGCGGGCCGTCGTCCAGGACTTCCTCGTACACCGGGATCGGCTTGCCCTTGTCGTCAAGCCGCTCGAATCCGTCGTCGTCCACCTCAACGCCGACCCTGCGGCGGATGAGCTGGCCGTTGGAGTAGGCGACATGGGACCGTTCCATGACCTCGGTCGCCAGCTCGATCAGCCGGTCGATGCGCTCAAGGTCCAGGCGCTTCTCTTCGTCGGCACCTGCAACAGGCAGGTCGCGGAACGCGCGGCGGATGCCGTTGTGCACGGCGCCCTTCGAGGCGTAGCCCAGCTCGTTGGCGATGCGCTGAAGGCTCCAGCCCTTCACCTTAAGTGCCAGGGCATCGTGGTCCCTCTGGGCTGTCTTGAGGCTGCGGGTGAACTTCCCCCTGCCATCGCGCGGAGGGTCGTCGCCAGTTTCCCCGGCCATGCGTTCCCTCCGCGCTTCGGCAGGTCAGGCCGTCGGCGTCTGGTCGGTGACCACGGGGGCGCCGACGACCAGGGCCGCAGCCGCGCCAGTCGTGACATTGATCGAGTCGGAGAAGACCAGTACCCCGTCAGTCCACGTGGCCTGGACGACGCCTGGGCCGACTCCGGTGAAGGCGACCGACCCGTCCGCGTTGTTGACCTGGGTGACGATCGCGCCCGCGGTGTCGTCGGTGGTGCAGGTGATCGTGTCGGACACGGGGAAATTCTTGCTGTCGACGGCTTCCGGCGCCGGGTAGGTCGCGATCTGCCCGTCGGTCATGGTGACTGCCATGTCTGCTCCTCGGTGAAGTGTCAGGTGCGGGACCGGGTGGCCCTGCTCGGTGATGATCGGGTTGCCGACGGTGATGCGGGCTGGCCGCTCGGCGAGCCACGCTGCG